ACGACACAGGCGTTGCTACGGTTTAGGCGTGGTGGGTTTATTAGTTTGCCGAGTGACGAGCCAGATGAGCCTATGGAGTTTAGGCGCAAGAAAGCATATTACTAAGGAAGATTATGTCTATTGATAAAGCGATGTATCAAGCGCCGCAGGGTTTAGCGGCTATTCAATCTGAGCCTTTAGAGATTGAGATTGTTAATCCTGATGATGTGAAGATTAATGGCATAGACATTATGCCGCCTGTGGAAGATGACTTTAATGCAAATCTGGCTGAGATGTTGCCTGAGAGTGTGCTGCTGCAAATTGGTGGTGAATTGCAAGGTGAGTTCCAGACGGACTTAGATTCACGTAAGGATTGGATTCAGACTTATGTGGATGGGTTAGAGCTACTGGGTTTGAAGATTGAAGAGCGTACAGAGCCGTGGGAGGGTGCATGTGGTGTGTATCACCCAGTGCTGGCCGAGGCGGTGATTAAGTTTCAATCTGAGACGATCATGGAAACTTTTCCGGCTTCTGGTCCTGTGAAGGGCGAGATTGTTGGTAAAGAGACGCCAGAGAAGAAAGATGCGATGGAGCGTGTTGTTGACGACATGAACCATGAGATCGTGGATGTGATGCAGGAGTACCGCCCAGAGCATGAGCGCATGTTGTGGGGTGTTGGTTTATCGGGTAATGGGTTTAAGAAGATCTATGTAGATGCGGCATTAGACCGTCAGGTGTCGATGTACATTCCTGCGGAGGACTTGGTTGTTCCTTATGGCTCATCGTCATTGGAGCAGGCAGAGCGTATTACTCATGTGATGCGTAAGACTGAGAATGAGCTGAAGCGGCTGCAGTATGCGGGGTTTTACCGTGATGTAGATCTGGGTACACCTGATAACACATTAGATGAGATTGAAAAACGGATTGCCGAGAAGCTGGGGTTCAGGGCGACTACGGATGATCGGTTCAAAGTCTTGGAGATGCACGTTCATTTGGATCTACCCGGTTTTGAACATACGGATGAGAATGGTGATCCAACGGGAATCATGTTGCCGTATGTGGTGACAATTGAAAAATCTAATGGTGCGGTGTTGGCTATTCGCCGTAACTGGGAGCCGGATGATAAGACGCACCAAAAACGCCAGCACTTTGTGCACTATGGCTACATCCCAGGTTTTGGCTTTTACCATTTTGGTTTGATTCACTTGATTGGTGCATTTGCCAAGTCGGGCACATCTATTTTGAGACAGCTGGTGGACGCTGGTTCGCTGGCTAACTTACCCGGTGGGTTTAAGACCCGTGGTTTGCGGGTGAAGGGTGACGATACGCCTATTGCTCCGGGCGAGTTCAGGGATGTGGATGTGCCGAGCGGCTCGATGAAAGACAACATCATGCCGTTGCCTTACAAAGAACCCAGCCAAACGCTGATGGCTTTGTTGAATCAGATTGTGGATGAGGGTCGCCGCTTTGCCTCTAGTGGGGATTTGAAGGCATCTGACATGTCGAGCCAGTCGCCAGTGGGGACTACGCTGGCTATTTTGGAGCGCACATTGAAGGTGATGAGTGCTATTCAGGCACGTATTCACAATTCGATGAAGCAAGAGTTCCGGATTTTGAAGAAGATCATAGCTGACTATGCACCGGAGAATTATTCTTATGAGCCGGTTGTAGGAAACCGCAAGGCACGTAAGTCTGACTATGAGATGGTGAATATCATCCCAGTGAGCGATCCTAATGCGGCCACTATGTCTCAAAAAGTGGTGCAGTATCAGGCGGTATTGCAGTTATCACAGACGGCCCCGCAGCTGTATAACCTGCCTTACCTGCACCGCCAGATGCTGGAAGTGATCGGGATCAAGAACGCAGAGAAGCTGGTTCCGCTTCCTGATGATATGAAGCCTACGGACCCGGTGACAGAGAACATGAATGTGTTGAAGAACACGCCGCTGAAGGCGTTCATGTATCAGGACCACCAAGCGCACATTCAAATTCATACGGCGGCGCTGCAAGATCCAAAGATCAAACAGATTATTGGTCAAAACCCACAAGCCCCGCAAATTATGCAGGCGTTGCAGGCCCACATTGTTGAACACGTTGGCATGGAATACATGCGCCAAATGCAAGAACAGATGGGCATACAAATTCCTTACTCGGACGATCCAGACGAAACAGTGGATCTCAAGCCAGAACAGGAAATGTACATTGCACGTATGGCTGTACCAGCGGCACAGAACCTGTTGCAGCAAAACCGCACGGCAGTGGCTGCACAACAAGCGCAACAAGCGGCTCAGGACCCAATTGTCCAGATGCAGATGAAGGAATTGCAGCTCAAAGCGCAAGAGATCGATATCAAACAAAAGATGATGCAGATCGAAGCGACTGCAAAAGCAGACCAGATCGAGGTCGAAAAGTTGCGTATTGCGTCTCAAAAAGAGATTGCAGGTATGCAAATTGGGGCAAAGGTCAAGACCGACAAAGAAACTTTGCTTGCCAAACAACAGCTGGAAGGTTTGCGTATGGGCCACCAAATTGGCCAAGCCAAGGCTATGCAAAACCAACAGCGCCAGTCTGATAAGTTACGTGTCACGGCTGATCTGTACAAACAACAGCAGCAAATGAAGCAGGCTCAAAACAAACCTGAAAAGAAGGAAACTAAATGAAAGAAAAGATCTTAGATCATCTACTCAAAAAGATGGATGACAAAGTGAAGATTCTTGAAGAGGCTCTGGGGATAGGCGAAGCCAAAGACTACGCCGACTACCAAAGGATGTGTGGTGAGATTAAGGGTCTGCTCACCTTACGTTTAGAAATAAGTGACCTGCGTTCTAGATTGGAGCATTTTGATGAGTGAACTTTTAATCGGCTCAAACCCCGATGATGTAAACAACGTAACTACCCTGCCTCAAACAGCAGAGGAAAAAGCAAAACAGTTGCCAGTTCCTAGCGGATATCACATGTTAGTAGGCATCCCTGATGCCGAGAAAGAGTACGGCGAAAGCGGTATTCTCAAAGCAGCCTCATCATTGAACATGGAAGAGATTCTCTCTACTGTGTTTTTTGTTATCAAGATGGGACCGGACTGCTACAAAGACGAAAAGCGTTTCCCAACTGGCCCTTGGTGCAAAGAGGGCGACTTTATTTTGGCCCGTCCAAACACGGGTACACGACTGAAGATTCATGGCCGTGAGTTCCGGATTATCAATGACGACTCGGTAGAGGCGGTTGTTGAAGATCCTCGTGGTATTACACGAGCATAAGGAGAACATCATGTCCGGAGATTTTGACAAACCAGACTTTGGATTCCTTGATAAAGGGGTCGATGAAGACGAAGTAGAGATTGAGATTGTTGACGATACTCCAGAGGAAGATCGGCGTAATGCAACGCCTTTGCCTAAAGAAATCGTTGATGATATTGATAACGATGACTTAGAGTCTTACTCTAAAGAAGCCAAGCAGCGTTTGCTGCAAATGAAGAAGTTGATTCATGATGAGCGCAGGGCCAAGGAAGCAGCCATTCGTGAGAACGAAGAAGCTATTCGTGTAGCCAATGCCATCATCAATGAAAACAAAAACCTTAAAGGCCGTCTATCAGAAGGCGAGAAGGTATTTGTATCAACGGCTAAAGAGAAGCTGGCTTCTGATTTAGAGAAAGCACGTCGAGAATATAAAGAGGCTTATGACTCTGGCGATGCTGATCGGTTAGTAGAAGCACAAGAAAACCTGACCAAGATTCAATTTGCATCACGAGATTGGGAAAAATATACACCCCAGTTTGATGAAAATGCTTTACAAGCGCAAACAAATCAGGTACAAACGCAACAAGTCGCAAATCAACCCGCACGATTGGACGCAAAAACCCAAGCGTGGCTTGACAAAAACAAGTGGTACGGGACAGACGAAGACATGAGTTTCCTTGCTATGGGTATCCATAAGCGTCTGGAAAAGGAAGGAGTCCCTGTTGGCTCTGACCATTACTGGAGCAGTATTGATACTGAAGTACGGAAACGATTCCCTGACAAGTTTGGGGATACAGAAGCCAAACCTTCTGCTACAACTCGCAAGACCACGGTGGTTGCACCAGCTACCCGTTCTACGTCTTCAAAAAAGATCACCCTAAATACACGGCAGCTGGAACTGGCTAAGAAATTCAAACTTACGCCAGAGCAGTATTACAACGAACTAGTTAAAACGGAGTCCCAAAATGGCTGAAAGTAATCGTAACCCACGTGAGATTGAAACTCGACAACAAGATCTGCGCCCTAAAACATGGTCGCTACCTGAGTTGTTACCTGAGCCTGATAAGAATCCAGATTATGGATATCGTTGGGTTCGAGTTTCGATGCTAAACAATCCTGATCCCAGAAACCTTTCTGCCAAACTGCGTGAAGGTTGGGAACCAGTCAAGATTGAAGAGCAGCCGAAATTCAAAATGTTGGTTGATCCGAATAGTCGGTTCAAAGACAACATTGAAGTTGATGGTTTATTGCTGTGCAAGATTCCTAAAGAATTTGTGCAAGCCCGGTTTGATTATGAGGCGAACCTGACTGAGCAAAATGCACAAGCAGTGGACAATAGTTATTTGCGCCAGAGCGATTCTCGTATGCCTCTTTTCCAAGAGAAGAAGTCTACGGTTTCATTTGGTAGAGGTTCTTAACATTTAGGAGATTTCTATGGCTTATCCTACAGTAGCAGGTCCTTACGGACTAAAGCCTGTTAACTTGATTGGTGGTCGTGTATTTGCTGGTTCTACCCGCATGTTCCCGATTGTCAACGGTTACAGCACAAGCATGTTCAACGGTGACGTTGTTCAAATCGGTACTGGTGCTAACATCGGTAACTTGATCCAATCTACATTGACCTACAACGCTTCTAGCGCCGTGGCCGGTACGATTGGTGTTTTCGTTGGTTGCGAGTACTCCACAACTGGCGGTCCCATTT